GGTGCCGCCGAGCTGACGGTTGGCCTGCCGCACCGCGGCGAGCATCTCGGTCCAGTCCTGTGCCAACTTGCCGGCCCACTGCGGGATGAAGTCGCGCGGCCGGGCCGGCCGCCGGTTCTTGCCGCGCACCGTGTTGGCGACGGTCGCGGTGAGGATGCCGTGCAGCACGTCGCCGCGCTCCGGACCGATGGTCCCGGTGAGCTGCTCGTAGGCCATCCACTCCGTCAACTCCTCCGAGGTGGTGGAGGCGAGGAGCTCGGGCACGGTCCGGCCCAGAGCGAGCGCTAGTCGGAGGTAGAAGAGCCGCTCTGGGCGGCGTCGGAGTTTCCCTTCTTCTCCTCCACGCTCTCCTTGCCGAGGGCCGAGAGGTCCTTGGCGACCTCGAACAGCCGGGAGATCACGACGCTGTCCTTCTTCGCCAGCGCCTTGACGTCCCTGTCGGCGTAGAGGCGCTCGCCCTCGGCGTCGACCAGGCACATGACCAGGAGCTGCGAGCGGGCGTCGGCGGGCAGCCGGCGCTGGATCGACCCGTTGGGTCCGGTGACGATCGACAGCGCCTCGTAGCGGTCACGCTCGGACCCGGTCAGGGCCCGCACCCGGACCTCTGCGTCCTCGCCCCACTCCGGGACGGGCACGTCCCTCCACCGGGTGTCGTCCACGGCGTCGATCTGGGCCTTGCTGAGCAGCGCCACGGCCGCCCCCTTTCGTTTGCGTACGGCGAATTACTCGAGTCCGGCCGGACGCCGGGTCAGGACAGGACGGGCTTGCCGGACACCTTGAGGGTGATCGTCGCGGTGAGCAGGTCGTCGTGAGGGGCGTCCGCCTCGAAGCCGGTGAGCACGGCGTCGAAGGTCCACGTGGTCGACAGGTCGTCGGGGAAGACGATCTGCCAGGAGCGGGGCTGGGTGTCCTCGAAGTCGTCCAGGAGCGCATCGTGTTCGGCGGGCTCGTAGTTGATGTCGGTCGACACCTCGCCGCCGTCGACCAGGCCGCCGATGAACGTCCTGTACCGGTTCGGGGATCCGTGCGTGGTGGTGTCGTAGGTGTCCCGGTCGATGCCGGGAGGGGTGATGCTGGTCGGGTTCGCGATGGCGGTGTACACCTGCGGGGTGCCGCCGTCGCCCCGCTTGAGCAGGGTGCCGAAGCCGTCGAGTCCGGCCATGGTGATCTCCTTCGGGGTCGGAGCAGAGGACGGGTCAGCGGCCGGCCTGCTCGGTGGTGATGCGGTAGCGCTGGACCAGGTGCCGGATGTCGCCCGGGGGCTCCGGGTCGGTCATGGTCTGGCCCATCTCGTAGCGGGTGGAGACGTGCTCCAGGCCCTGGACGGCGAGGGGCTGCTGATCGAGCAGGGCCATCACCCGGGCGCCGATCCGGTACGCCTCGCCGAAGCCGCGGTACTGCGACCAGACGTGCAGCATCAGCACGCTGTCCCGGCCGAAGCCGTCGTGCCGGTTGGCGGGCGTCTCGATCCACTCGCCGAGGACGACGTACGGGTAGCCCTGGCCCTCCGGCACGTGGTCGAACACGCCGGTGACCATCGCCGCGAGGTCCTCGTCCGCGGTCAGCAGCTCGAACAGCGCGGCCTGGAGCGCCTCCATCGGGGCGATGGCGCTCACAGGCCGAGCTCCCGCCGGATCTCGACGGAGATCCGCTCGCGGATCCGGTTCCGCTCGGCCTCGATCGCGGGGGTGAGCGCCGGCCGGGCCGGGATGCTCTTGGTGCCGAACTCCTGGAAGCGCGCGTAGTAGGCGTCGCGGTCGAACCATCCGACCTCGGCGCGCAGGCCGCCCTGCTCGTAGCGGATGTCGAGCTTGCGCTGCAGGTTGCCGCTGTCCTTGCGGACGTTGAGGAGGGTCTCGCGCTGCACGTCCTCGGCCGACTCCTTCACGGCCCGCAGGAGGGCGGCCTGGACCTCGGGGGCGAGTTCGGCCAGCCGGTCGCGCAGCCGGTCCAGGCCCTCGATGCGGACGGTGATGTCGGAGCGGCCGCTGGCGTGCCGCCGGCCGCGGGCCATCAGGTGCCGAGCTCGAACACCCCGACGGTCACGGAGGTGACGGCGTCGTAGGTGATCTGCGCGCGGCCGATCGAGGTCTTGAAGATGGAGTCGAGCGGGATCGCGCTGATCTTCCCGGCCGGGACGACGACGGCGACCTCGGCGACCGCCACGCCTGAGACGGTGCCCGGCGTGGTGAGGGTCGCGGTGTGCGAGCCGGCGTCGCCGTTCTTGATGACGAGGAACCGGTTCGCGCCGATCGCGGCGGTGTCGCCGCCCGCGGTCGCGGCGACGAGGTTGTCGGAGATGGACGCGCCGCCGGAGACGGGCAGCAGGGTGGTGGCGAGCTGGGCCATCAGGGCCCTCCTTCGGTCTGGGTGAGCTCGGCCTCGGCCTTGCGGTAGTTCGGCGTGGACGGCTCGGTGACGTGGTGGACGCGCAGGCGCTGGCCGTCGCCGCGCAGCTCGTCGCCGCGGACGACGTCCGCGGTCGGGAGCAGGTAGACGGTGTGGGTGTGCAGGGAGCTCGTCTGCGCGGCGAGCAGCCGGTCCGCGGTCGAGGGCTGGTCGACCTTCGCGCGGACGGTGCCGACCAGGACGAGAGTGGTGGTGCGGCCGCCGAGGCCGTCCGGCGAGGTGGACGGCCGCCACACCTCCAGCGTGCGGCTGAGCTGGTGGCCGATGCCGATCACGTGCGGGCCCGGTACACACCCAGGGCCCGCTTGTCCGTCTCGGACAGCTCGATCCCTGCGTCGGCCGGGGTGGCGTAGGTGGCGGAGTGGTCCCCCAGGGTTTCCGCCGACAGGGCCCCCGCGGTGTTGAGCCAGGACCCGCCGGCGAGGCGGAGCACGATGCGCTTTACTCCGGCCGGGGCGGTGGCGTGCCCGGCCGTGAGCATGAGGCTGACGGCCTGCGGGTCGCACGGCCAGCAGCCGCCCTGCCGGAACAGCAGGCCGGCCGCCGACCACGTGTAGCCCTCGCCCTTGCCGTGGACGAGGACCTCGCCGGTGTCGGCGAGGGTCACCTCCGAGACCGCGGTGACCGGCCACCGCGGCAGCACGAGCTTGCGGGTGCCGGAGCCGTCCAGCAGCACCGGGTCCGTGGACAACTCCAGGCTCTGGCCGATCTCGTCGTCGACCGCGCCGGTGGCCAGGTCGAGCAGCAGCGCCGCCGTGTCCTGCTCCTGGGTGGTGAACGGATCGTCGTGCTTGACGTACAGCCGGAACTCCTCGGTGGTGGCGTACGCCATCAGTCGCCCCCGGTCTCCGCCGCCTTGATGGCGGCGAGGATGTCGTCGCGCTTCGTCGCGCCGCCGAGGTCGAGCTCGTTCTCGGCGGCGTACGCCTTGAGCTCCTCGACCTTGAGCTTGTCGAGCGGCCCGGCGGCCTCGCCCCCGGGCGGGGTCTTGGGCGTCTTGGCCGCGGGCTTGGCCCGGCCGCCGACGGGCACCGCGTATCCGCCGTCGAGCAGCTGCTCGGCGACGTCGCGCGGCACGTCGCCGGGGACGTCGTACGTGCGGCCGGCCTCAAGCGTGCGCTCGGGGCCGGCCGCCAGGGTCAGCATGGTGATCTGCACCGCGGGCTCCTTACGGCTTGACGCGGGCCTTGCCGCGCAGGACGGTCACGCCGTAGACGGCGCCGGTGGTGGTGCCGGACACGGTGGTGATCACGCGGATGTACCGCTTGATGCCCTTGTAGCCGACCGTGTAGATCTGCGCGGCGGTGCCGCCGCTGGACACGGTCGGCTCGGCGCCGTCGAGGTAGGCGTCGGCGACCGCGGTGTAGCCGGACGCGGACGCGTCGGACTCCTGCACCTCGAAGATGTGGGTGCCGTCGGTCCACGCGCCGGCGTGGATCTCGACGACCGCGGCGTCGTAGTTCGCGAGGTCGACGCCGGTGCCGTTGGCGGACGCGGTCTTGGCGGCCGGAGCGAGGGTGACCGCCGGGTCGATGTGGTGGACGAGGTCGGTGCGCATCGTCTCTCCTTGTCTCGGGTGGGGCCGGGGCCCGGGGTCAGTTGGTCTTGAGGCGGATGAACGCCTCGGGCTTGACGGGCATGCCGTCGGTCTCCAGCCTGCCGATGAAGCCGACCTGGTTCGTCTCGGCGTACAGCTCGACCAGGCGCTGCACCTCCATGGAGAGCGCGTCGGCGATCCAGTAGAAGGAGAAGTCGGCGAGCATGCCGGCGTACAGGCCGGTGGTGAACGTGTTCGGGGCGAACTCGCTGACGAGGTACGGCAGGTCGAGGATGGTGTCCGGGCGGTCGTTGGCCAGGCCGGGCTGCCAGATGTAGTTGCCGACGCCCGCGCCGCCGGTGTCGTCGCGCAGCTTGCGGATGAGCTTGATGGCGTCGCGGTGGAACAGCCACCGCGCGTTGTTCCAGTACTGGCCCTTGAGCGTGTACTTGGCCTCGATCAGGCCATCGCCCGTGAAGCCGGTCGCGCTGCCGGTCTGCACGTCCCGCGTGGTGGGGATGCCGTCGGGGCTGGCGGTGAACAGGCCGAGCGGCTTCTTGTTGCCGTCGCCCGTCATGTACGCCTTCTCGGCGGTGACGCCGAACTTGTAGGCCATGCGCTCGCGGACGATGGTCTCCGGGTTGAGCGCGGCGCGCCGCAGCAGGGTGCGGGAGACCTTGACGCGCTTGGCCAGCGGGTTCGGGCGGAGCTCGCGCTTGCCGAACCGCAGGGCGTCGTCCTGGGATCCGGTGCCGATCTCGGAGGTCCACTCGGCGTCGGCGAGGTCGGTGTCCAGGGTCGGCACGCCGAGGCTCTCGGCGGTGGTGATCTGCTGCACCGTGGCCAGGCTGCGGATGAACACCATGTCGTCGACGTTCTGCAGCAGCTGGGTGACGAACTGCTGCGGCGCCATCAGGAAGCCGCCCTCGGGGTCCGACGCCATGTTCAGCGCGCGGGCCTGCTCGGGGCTCAGGGCGCCGCGGCCGTTGAGGATGTAGGCGCGGAACGCCGCCTCCTCGCGCTCGGCGTCGGTGCCGCCGTCGGCGCGGCCGCGGTTGCCGGTGCCGTCGTCGAGCTGGTCGTCGCCGTCGGCGGCCGCGCGGTCGTCGTCGCGCAGGCGCTCCATGCGGGTGATGGTGGTGTCGAGCTGGTCGCGCTCGTCGAGGAGCCGGTCGAAGGACTGCTCCTCCTCCGGGCTCATGGAGCGGTTGGCGGTGTTCGCGCCGTCGAGGATGGCCTGCGCGTCGGCGCCGAGCTTGGTGCGCTGCTGCCGCAGGTCGCGGATGGTGATGGGCACGGGGTCTCCCTCGGGGTGTACGGGGTCGGTGTGGGCGGGGCGGGCGGTCAGAGCCGCAGTCGGGCGAGGCGGCGGGCGAGCGCGGCCTCAGCGCCGCGGAGCGGGTCGTCGTCGGCCGCCTGCTCTTCCTCGGCGGCGGAGTCCATCAGGGCGGACAGGGCCTCGATCGCGGACTGGACCAGGCCCTTGTTCTTCGAGCTGAGGACCTTGCCGGCGCGCATGCCGCCGAGCGCCCGGACGAGGTCGCTACGTTCGCCCTCGGCGACGGCGTCCGGGTCCATCGGCAGCGGGACGACGCTGGTCTCGAAGAGCTCCCACCGTCGGGGCACTCCGGCCTGGTCGATGTCGTGCGCGTCGAAGCCGACCGAGACGGCGCTGAGGTAGCCGTCTCGGATCTTGCGCTCGACGGTCCGCGCGAAGTCGTCGGCCTGGTCGAAGACGAGGTCGCCCAGGAGGCGGGTGCCGTCCGGCCGGGCGTTCTCCACGCGGCCGATCGGCAGGCCGTCGCGGCCCCAGTAGGAGTGGCCGTAGCCGAGCACCGGGTTGGCCTGGTAGCGGGCGAGGTCGAGGCCGGCCATCCGCAGGTCGAGGCCGTCGGCCTTGCGGCCCTCGGTCGCCAGGACGAACGGGATGGGCCCGTCCGCGGGGGCCTCGGCGTCGGCGGCGCGGATCGCGAAGCCGCGCATGTAGACGACGGTCATGGGTCTCCTCTCGGGGTCTCATTCCGGTACGACCTGGCAGTCGCACCCGGGGTGCAGCGGCGGGTGGTGGGTGTCGCGGTCGATCTTCAGCGATGCCTCCAGGCCGGTGACCTCGCCGCCCTCGTGGACGAAGGGCTTGTCGATGGCGACGGTCTTGCCGTCCATCCGCTTGCAGAACGGGCAGTCGGACGACCCGGTGGTGACCCACTTCAGGCGCTTCACCCCGGCGTCCCGCCACGCCTCCCGGGCGGCCGCGTTGGGCAGCTGGGAGGTCTGCCACGTCGCGGTCTGCTCGGGCCTGTCCTCGGACCACTTCTGCAGGCGGGCGAGGACCGCGGCGGCCGGGTCGTCGACGGCGCCCTCGGCGGCGTTGCGGAGCTGGCCGATCGAGGTCGCCGCCCGGTACGCGGCGTGGGACAGGGTGTAGGCGTGGACCCAGGTGGACAGGTCGATGTCGCCGTCGTGCGCGACGTCCTCGGCCGCGTCGGTGGCGATGTCCGCGGCGAGCAGGCCGAAGATGGGCAGCCAGCGGGCGACGGTCTCGTCCTGGATCAGGCCCTCGTAGAGGGTGGTGACCGCGGACATGAACGTGGCGAGCGAGCGGGCCCGGGCGGGCTCCTCGTCGTCGGGCTTCGGCAGGTGCTTCGCGGCCAGGGCCGAGAGCTTCTCGGCCTCCAGGGCGAGGAGTTCCTCGTCCGCCGCGGCGATTTTCGGCGCGTACGCCGCGGCGATCCGGCGGCGCTTCGCGGCGGACCGGACGGCCCGGGCCGCGGTGCGCGCCGGTTCCGCTGCCGGGACCGGGGCGTCGGCGGGCACCATGTTCATCGGCACGAGGTAGGTGTCTCCGCCCTCGACCGGGTTGAGGTTCTCCGGCGCCCGGACGTCGTTCGTGCTGAGCCAGCCCCACTGCCGGCCGATGGCGTACGCCTGGTAGCGGCTGAGGGTGTCGCCGCGCAGGAGCGCGTCGAGCAGGTGCTCGGCGTAGTACCGGCCCTTCTCCTCGGTGGTGAGGAGCTGGGTGTGCACGGCCTGCTCCCAGCGGACCAGCCAGGTCCGCAGGGCGGAGGCGACGTAGTCGATCTGCTGGCTCTCGATGTTCGAGAACGTGGCGCGGTCGAGGTCGCCGATCTTGTGGGGCGGCAGGCGGAGCCAGCGGGCAGCCTCGGTCACCTGCAGCTTGCGGGTCTCCAGGAACTGCGCGCTGTCGTTGGGCATGCCGACGGCCTGCCAGGTGACGCCCTCCTCCAGGATCGCGACCCGGTGGGCGTTGTTGATCGAGCGGTGGATGTTCTCCCAGTCCGCGGCCATCCGGCCGCGGGCCTCCGGGGACAGCACGCCGGGGTGGGTGAGCGCGCCGCCCGGCGCCGACCCGTTGGAGAAGACCTTCGCGCCGTGCATCTCGGTGGCCAGGCCCAGGCCGATCGAGTGCGCGGCGTACTCGACGATCGGGTAGCCGCGCACCCCGTCGTACCCGAGGCCGGCGATGTGCAGCACCTCGTCGGGCAGGAGCGTGGCGTAGATGCCGTTGACGTCGTCGCGGTACTGGAACACCTTCGTGAACCGGCCGCCGGGCAGCCACTTCACGCAGATCCGCAGCCGGTCGGGGCGGAGCGGCCACAGCTCCTCGACGACGCCGGTGCGCGGGTGGGTGACGACCTGGGCGACGCCGTTGCCCCACATCAGCGCGTGGCCCTGGAGGGTCTCGCGCAGCTGCTGCGAACTCATCATCGGGTTCGCCTCGTTGCGGAGCACGTTGAAGAGCGGGTGCCCGTCGGCGCGCTTCTTGCCCCGCTCGCCGACGCGCTCGTACAGCGGGAACGGCAGCGACCCGACGTCCTCGCTGATGACCCGGACCCCGGCGAAGAACGGGCTGTAGGTGAGCGCGGTGTCATGGTCGACCCGGACCCCGGCGCTGTTGGAGGTCCCGCCGGAGAACCAGTCCTCCACCCACCGCTCCGGTGTCGCGAGTCCGGAGGTGGGGCCGGCCGAGGCGCGGGCGAACGCGCGGGCGGCGGAGCGGATCAGACCCACGGTCAGCCTCCTCTCTGGTGCGGGATGCCGGGCCGGGCGGCGTCGGCCCGGCCGGCCTGGATCCCGCCGTACACGCCGAGGGCCAGGAGCAGGGCGCCGGCCACGGCGATGCCCAGCCACAGGGCGAGCAGCGCCAGGCCGGTGCCGAGCATGGCGATACCGGTGAGGACGAGGACGTCCCACCGGTCAAGGGGTGGCTCGGGCGTGGTCATCCGGTCATGCCTCTCGTCTCGTAGACGGACGGGGGCGGCAGGCCACGGAGCTTGCCGTCCAGGGAGAAGAGCAGGGCCGCGACGCCGTCGATCCTCTTACCGCTCTTGTCGCGCGCCGGCTTCACCGGCCGGATGCGGTCCGGGTCGTCGACGGGGCTCTTGCACTCGATGTTGTCGGCCATCCACCGGGCGACCGGGTTGCCGAAGTGCGTGACCTCGCGGGCCTTCAGCGCGCGCATCAGCTCGGTCATCGGCGGCGTCATCCGCATGTACGTGGTGTCGCCCTCGTACATCTTCAGGCGGGTGCGCTTCTCGATCTCCTGCCGGACCGGCTCCCCCGACCACTTGTCGTAGGTGATGTCGATGATCGAGTAGCGGCGGTGGTCGGCCTCGATGTCGTCGTAGATCCGGTCGTAGTCGATGGTGTCGCCGTCGGTGGCGGTGATCCATCCGGCACGGACCCACTGCCCGAAGACGTCGCCGGTGTGGCCGTCGAGGACGGGCACCACGGACTCCGGTACCCACAGCCGCCACAGCACCTCGCCGGAGGGGAAGTAGAGCGACCACGCGGTGAGGTCCAGCTTCGAGGACAGGTCCAGGCCGCCCCAGCAGCGCTGCCCGGCGAGGCGCTCGGCGATCTCCTGCGGGTCCTCGATCTTCTCCCCCAGGTTGGCGTCCCACAGGTCCATCGCGATCCAGCGGGAGACCGCCGAGACGCGCTGGTTGAGCCGGAACTGGAGGAACCCGTTCTTGAGCTTCGGCTCGTTGCGGGCCTCCTCGGCCTCCTCGCGCAGCGCCTGAATGCTGAGGAAAACGCCGAGGCCGGGGTTGGGCCAGTACCAGTTCGCCTCGTCCCACGGGTCGAGGGAGACGGGAAGGTCGGGGCGGCCGGGGAAGATCCGGTGCAGCCGGTCCAGCTCGTCCTGGTTGCGCGGCAGCTTCCGCACGAAGACGAAGTGGTGGCCCGCGCGGGCCGGGTCCTCCATGACCCGGTCCGCTTCGTCGATCATCTCGGCGCCGAAGCTGACGCCGTCCTTCGTCTCGGTCGTGATCGCCAGCATGAGCGGCTGGCACCGGGCGCCGGCCGCGGTACGCATCGCCTCCCACAGCGACCCGTCCGGCTGGCTGAGGACCTCGTCCAGGACGAAGCCGTGCGGGTTGTGGCCGAGCTCGTTGTCGGCGTCCGCCGGGATGACCTCGTAGAAGCTGCCGGACGTCTCGTCGACCAGGCGCCGCTCGGCCTTCCGCTCCTCCAGCCGGCGGGCCAGCAGCGGCGACTTCTTCGCCATCTTGACCGCGGGGCCGAACACCTTCGACGCCTGGCGGGTCGTGGCGGCCGCGCCGTAGACCTCGGCGCTCTCCTCGCCGTCACCGACCAGCAGGTACAGCAGGATGCCCGACAGGATCGCCGACTTGCCGTTCTTCCTCGCCATGACGATCGTGGCGCGGGTGTAGCGGCGGACGTACCGGCCCCACTGCTCGGACCAGATCACCTCGCCGAACAACGGGCGGATGATCTCCCATTCCTGCCACGGCGCGAGGATGAACCGCTGCCCGGCGAGGGCGCCCATCGGGTGGACGAGGAGCTCTGCGAAGAACTTCACGACCCGGTCGGCGCGCGGCTCGCAGTAGTGCGCGCCGGACCGGGTGCACGTCTTGCCGTCGAGGGTGTAGCCGCACTGCCCGCCCTTGCGGGAGACCGGCCGCCACCGCTTGTGCGGGTCGAGCTTGACGGCCCGTCGCCGCGGCCGGGCGCTGCCCGGCGGGCGGGCGGCCGCGGTACGACGGGCCGGTGCGGTGCGGGCGGTGGTCGGCGCGGCCATCACCCCTCCCCCTGGTCAGGACAGCAGACGCTCGGCCCCCAGCCCGGTATCCGCCCCGCCGATCGACAGCTGCGACCGGTCGGACGGCGTCAGCCCGAACCGTGCGCCGTAGTAGCGGACCTGGGCATCGGCGGCGTCCAGCGCCAGCAGCCAGGGCGACTTCGCCAGCCGGCTGCCGGACACGTCGCCGTTCTTGTTGAACACGTCCTGCTCGATGACCGCGCCCTCGTCCTCGACGTGCGCGGCGGCGTCCCGGCGGCGGGCCACCGCGTCGCACCAGTTCGCCAGCGCCTCGACGTCCCACGCGGTGAGCACGCCCTTGGCGATCAGGTCGTCGGCGACGGTGTCCCAGACCTCCAGCGCGGACGGCGACAGCCAGGCCGGCGGCGCGATGTCGGCCTCGTCCGGCCGCGGCTCGTCCCGGTTGACCCGGCCCGGGTTGTGCTTGTCGACGCCGTGCAGCAGCTTCAGCGCGGTCGGCCGCGGCGCCGGTCCCCTCCTGCCCATGGCCACCCCCAGATTCGTGACGGACAGCTACCAAGATCATCCGGGTACGGCGGATCCCGAAACCCGTGGACGTGAGGCCAGGCTCCCCCCCGCGTTCGGAGGGGCCCCGGCCCAGAGATTTGACCCGCCCCTCCCCGGTCACCTCGGGTGACCGAAGATCAAAAAGGCGGAGGTTCCGCTGCCCAGCCTGCGGGCTGGTTGCGGCCGGTCTCCGAGCCGTGGCAGGGCTTGCACAGGCCGCGGCCGCGCGCGGGGTCGTCCGCGTCGAGGCCCTGGGCTACGAGCTCGCGGCGGGACAGCGGGTAGTGGTCGGCCTCGGTGGCTGGCCGCTTCTTGCACACCACGCACACGCGGTCACGGGCGAGGACGCCAGGGCGGAAGCGGTCGCGGTGCCCAGCGCCGTAGCCCTGCGCGGCGGACGACGGGCGGGGCCGGACGCGTGCCTCGGTGCAGGGAGGGCACTTGCCCGTGCGCGTGCCGAGGACGACGTCGCCCGGGCACCCTGGCGTGGTGCACCTGCGCGGTGCGCGGCTGGGCATCAGATGTCCTCGGGCCCGAGGCGTACGCGCTTGCGCAGGTACTCGGACAGGTCCTCGTCGGCGCTTCCCCCGAGGCACATCTCGATGCGGTGCGAGCGCGGGAGCCACTGCCAGGAGGCAGGGGCCAGGTCGCCGTCCTCCTGCGCGCCTTGCCGCCAGTGGTCGAGGCAGGGGCGGCAGAGATGGGTGACCGAGCCGTTGCGGCCTTCCCACCGTGCGACGGCCGGGCCAGGGGTGCGGCCGACGATGCGCGCGCAGCACTCGCAGAGGCCGCGGCGTTCCTGGGGGGTGGCTCGGGGGCGCCTCGGCCGGACGTTGGTGTCGAGGTTGAGGACGGTGTCGACGATGTCCCGGTCGCCGCCCACCTGCACGGTCACCTTCATGCCGCCGTGCAGCAGGGCGCGGACCAGGTCCCACCAGTGGACGAAGACGGTGTGCCGCACGAACGGGTCAGCGATCGGGTGCTGGAAGGCGACGGCCTGGTCGCCGATGAAGCTGCTGACGTGGTAGCGCGGTCCGGTTGCCCGGCCGTCGTAGGTGCCGTCGGTCACGGGTTCTCCAGTGCGGTGACGCGGGCCTCCAGGGAGGCGATGCGGTTGAGGGCGTCGGTGATGTACGCCTCGTCGGGGGTGAGGCGCCCCTCCAGTGCGGCGGTCCTGGTGAGGGCGTCGGTGATGTAGCCGTTGACGGTGGTGAAGCCGCCCTCGATGGCGGTGGTGCGGCCGGCGAGGGCGTCGTACTCGGCCTGTGTCCCCCAGCCGTCGGCCCCGGCCGGTCCTGCCGGGCCCTGCTCGCCCTGCGGTCCGGTGTGCCCGACGGTGACCGGGGTGCCGCCCGCGGTGGCGACGGGGGTGAGGTCGGCGAGGTCGACGGCCGGGGCCGCGGCGGGGAGGCTGATCGGGTAGGAGTCGCGGCCGCCGCCGGTGAGGGTGCGGGTGACGGTGTAGGTCCAGCCGGTGGGGCTGATGCCGGTGCTGTCGGTGGCGAGCAGGGCGACGGTGATGCGGCCGTCGGCGTCGTACGTCGCGGTGACGGTGCCGTCGATGATGGCGCCGGTGCTGGCGCTGACGATGCGGGCCGGTGAGGGCGTGAAGCGTACGGTGCCGCTGTCGGGGGTGCCGTCGGGGAGCAGGGCCAGGTCGGTGACGGTCACGACCTGGAGGCCGTCGGGCAGGGGCACGTCGTCCTCCTCAGTCCATGGCGGGTCGGCGCTCGCGCACGATGGCGGCGGCGGCCTGGAGTGCGTCGGCGACAGCCGCCCACACGCTGGTGCTGTCGTCGGGGTCGACGGTGCCGATGTCCTGCTCGGGCCCATCCCCGACGCGAAGGGTGATGGTCAGGCCGGGCATCAGGTGCGGGCCTGCCATGCCCAGGTGCCGGGCAGGGTCTTCTGCGGCATGCGAGCCTCCAGGTGACGGTCTGGGTGTCCCCGTGCCGCGGCCGGTCGGCGATGCGACCGGGCACGGGGACACCGAGGTGCAGCGGCTCACGCCCTCCCCGGACGGTGCCTGCTGCAATCCGGTCCGTCGTCTGCGGTCAAGGCGCAGCGCGGGCCGGAGTGGACGCCCGACGGGTGACCGCCGGGCACGCAGAAGCCCCCGGGGCCTGATGGGCCGTCCGGGGGCTTCTGTGGTCTGTGGGCACACCTGTGCCGTGCGGCCTATCGTGACACTCCGGTTTCGGTGCGTCAAGTAGCGTCCTGTCAAGACCCCGTCAGGCTGCGGCGCTCTCGCGGGCTGCGAGGTACGCGTCGACCTCGTCGAGGGCGTAGAGCGGGTGGCGCTCGGTGCCGCCGACGGGGGTGAGGTGGCCGCGGCGGCGCCACTGGCGGACGGTGCCGGGGTCGACGCCGGCGTACTCGGCGACGGCCTGGGCGTCGGCGGAGCCGGACGGGTAGAGAGGGTGCATGGCGGTCCTTCCCCCGGGGTGATCATCTGACGGGGGCCAGGGTGCCCGAGCGGGCCCCACGGTTCCCGGGGGCGCGTGCGCCCCCTTGGTGGTCATTCCCGGCGCCACCAGGAAGTTAACCCGCCGAGCGTGGAGCCCATAACTTGATTTATGGGCTAGCTTCGAAGGGTGTATGACGATCACTCACCCGCCCCTCGCGCCGCCCCGCAGGCGCCCGCCCTGCCCTCCGGATCGCTCGCCGACATCGTCCGTGCGAAGCTGCTCGCCGACCTCGGGCAGGTGCAGACCGGCCGGACGGGGCAGCAGCGCTTCTACACCCCGCGGGCCGAGCTGCTGGCCCGCGCGGTCGCCCCCGAGGCGTTCGGCATGGTGCTCGACTGGGTGTCCAGCGCCCGGCGGGCCTCGGTGCACACCCGGCGGGCCTACGTGGACGACATCCGGGCGTGGGCGGCGTTCGCCGACGAGGTCGGCGCCGGCCCGTTCCGGGTGGGCTGCCTGACCCGCGACCAGGTGCGGGTATGGCGGATCGCCCAGGAGGCCCGCACCCCGCCGCCCGCCAAGAGCACGCTGCGGCGCCGCCTGTCGGCGCTGTCCTCGCTGCACGCCTACGCCGCCGGCCGCACCGAGGGCCTGCCGCCGAATCCCGTCACCGAGGACGACGTGCCGAAGGTTCCCCGCGGCCACAGCTCGCGCAGCACCCCGGTGCTGGAGAAGGAGCACATCACGGCGCTGGCCGAGCACGCCCGCGACGACCGCGAGCGCCTGGTCGTCGTGCTGCTCTACATCCTGGCCGGCCGGGTCGGCGAGATGTGCGCGGCGGACATCGGCGCGATGAAGGCCACCGCCACCGGCGTGCTCGCCCTCGACCTCACCCGCAAGGAGGACAAGAAACGGCTCCTGGTGCTGCCGCCGGTGGCCGCCGACCTCCTGCGCCGCCACACCGCCGGCCGCACCGAGGGCCCGATCCTGCTCGACGCCGCAGGCGACCCGCTCGACCGGTACGACGTGAAGCGCCTCGTCGGCCGCCTCGGCCGGCACGCCGGCGTGCTGCCCGGCCGCGCGGTGACCCCACACGTGCTGCGGGCCTCCCGGATCACGCACATGCTCGACGACCGCGTGCCGCTGGCGGAGGTGCAGGCGTACGCCGACCACGACGATCCGGCCACCACCGTCGGCTACCGGGAGCGCCGCCTCGCCGCCCAGCGCAACGAGCGCCTCGCCGCCGGTGGCGCCAGGCTGTTCGCCCGGCTGCCGCCCCCGCCCTCGGGGCCGGACAGCCCAACCCCGCCCCACTCGTAGCGAACGCTACACATTTAGCGTAGCGAGTGCTACGCTTCTCGTGTTGGGGAAGCCGCCCCGGAGTGAGGAGCAGTCATGGCACTGGACGTCATCGAGATCGACAAGGCCGACGAGCGAGCAGCACGGCCGGAAGGCATGTACATCGCGGCCGGCCGATGGGGATGGGTGACCTGGCCCGACGAGCACCAGGCCGGAGCGTACTGGCAGGAGCGCGGCGGGAAGCTGTGGCTCATGGACGGCCGGAGGACGGTCGGCTACTACGAGTCGGTGTGCTCGCAGGAGCAGTGGGCGGGCGTGGTGGCGGCATGCGCCGCCGAGATCGAGCCGTGGGCCCGCGTCGTGCGCATCCTCGCCGCAGCCCGCCACCTGGAGCACCGCATCGAGAACGCCCGCTACGACACCCAAACCGTCGCGGAGGCGATGCAGGACCTGTACGACGACACCTACGCCGACGAAGCCGCCGCCCGGCTGCACGCCGACGCCACCCCGGCCGAGGCCGCGCAGGCCCGCGGCGCGGCGCTCGGCGCCCTGATCGTCACCCGGCTGCAGGGAGAGCTGCGCACCGCGCAGATGGCCGCGCTGGCCGCCGCCCCCCTGGGCGCACCGCTGCCCGGCGACTGGGAGATCCCGCGTATCGGGCTCCACGCCGAACCGAGCGCCCTCGTCGGACACCTCGGCCGACACCTGCTGGCCGGTTGGACTGCTGCCCGCGACCAGCGAGACCCCCTGGTCAACTGGGCCCTCGCCAACGGCTTCACCCGTACTGCCGTCCAAGACATCACCGGCATCGCCCGCACCACCATCAACCGGATCGCCGGCCTCGCCGACGAGCCCGCGGCCAGCCCGGCCTGACCGCGGGAACTCCCAACCGACCGCCACCGCAGAGAAGAGAGAGACCATGCCGAAGCCCACGCCCGCCCAGGTCGCCAACCAGGCCGCCGAGGCGATCCGCACCCTGAACCACCTCACGCTCAACCAGACCGACCTGTCCGCGCCCGCGATCAGCAGCATCGTGCAGGGCCTCGCCGAGCTGCTCGACCGCCTGCCGCAGACGTTCGAGCAGCTCGCCCGGCAGCTCGGCAAGCGGGAAACCGATGGCCTGGTGCGGATGGAGAACGGGATGCCGGCGCGCCCGTACGTCATCGAGGTGATCGGCAGTCTCGACAGCGCCGCCAAGCTGGTCGCGCCGGCCAACTACGCCACATACGGGGCCCCGGCCGGGCCACTCGGCGCGGCCGTGCACAACGCCGCGAGCCTGCTGTACAACATGAGCGCCCCGTGGACCGAGGACGACGAGGACGACTGACCGACCGGCAGCAGGAAGCCCCCCGGACCTCACACGGGGGGCTTCCTGCTGCTCGACGCCGGACCGGGGTGCTGCGGGTTCCCCGCGGGCCGATGATCGCACCGTACCCGCACGGGCCGACACTCAGTCCCGAACAGCCTTCCGGACCCGCTCGACCCGGCCGGTGATCTCACCGGCGATCCGGCCGGCCTCCTCGGCGAGCTCGGCGCCGCGCACCGGGTCGGCGGCGAGGGCGTCGGCCAGCACCGTGCCACGGAGCTGACGGCCCGCGATCCGCAGCGCGGCGAGGGCCTGCTCGGCGCGCACCACCTGCGCGGCCTGCTCGGGCCCGTCCTCGGCCTCCGGCGCCGCGGCCGGCTCACCGGAGGAGCGCCGGACGAGGGTGCGCCGGGTGTGCTCGCGGACGGCCGCGGCCTGGTCCTCACCCTCGGGCAGCCGGGCGGGGAGGCTCTGCACCGCGGCGCGGATCCCGGCCGCGGTGACCTTCGGCAGGACGGCCCGCGCCTCGTCGTACAGCGCGAGGGCGGCGTCGGCGCCGTGTGCCTTGGCCGCGGGCAGGAGGACCCGCACGTGACTCTCCAACGGGCCGCCACTGCCGGTGTCCCCGATTGGGGACATTCGCTCGGCCAGCGGCCACTGCTCGATCAGCCGGTAGGCGGCGCTGGTGCTCATCGCCCAGACGCCGTCGAGGTAGGCGGCGAAAGTCTCGTGCGTCTCCCGATAGAGGCGGGCCTTGCTGATCAGCGCGAGGGCCTTGCCCGCCACCCAGAAGGCCGACTGCAGTCCGCGCACCGCGTCCTCGCACACCGCGAGGTGCGCGCGCTCGCTCGGCGTCAGGTCGCCGGCGCCGACGCCCTCGTACGGGTCGGGCACGGTGGCCAGGGTCGCCGGGGTGGACAGCGGGGCGGCGGACGGGTCGAGTGCCGTGCTGCGGATCGCCTTGCCGCGCATCATCATGGCTGCGGCGCCCGGCTGGGCCGGGGCGGTCACTGGGCCGCCAGCAGGGTGTGCAGCTCGACGGCGAGGCGGTGCATGGGGTCGCCCTCGACGAGGCGTGGGGGGCGGCCGAAAGCCTGCCCGTACCCGTCGCGGCCGTCGCTGCGGGGGATGGACGTCTCCAGCACGTTGAAGCCGTTCGCGGTCAGGTCCGCGCGGGTCGCGGCGGCCGCGGCGGCCGAGGCGTTCGTCATCGTCAGGAGTATGGCCAGGGGGATCGGGCGGCCGGTCATCGCCTCGACCTGCTCGACGCCGGCGAGGACGGACCCGCCGCGCTCCTGCGACATCGGGGTGGGCTGGATCGCGAACACCACCAGGTCGGAAGCCGCGACGGTGGCGAGGTGCGCGCTGCCCGCCTTCCGCTCCCACGCCCCGGTGTCGATCGCGAGGATGCCCTTGCCGGGGGTGAGGCGGCGGGCCTCGGCGGCGAGGCGCGAGGCGGCCGGCGCCGGGTAGACCGGGCCGCCGAGGTCGGTGCCGTCCGACCAGGCGTAGAGGCTGCCGGGCTCGCTGGTGCCCGGCACGTCGGTGTCGAGGCCGGCGGACGGCACGCCGAGGCGCTCCCACCAGGCGAGCAGGTGCCCGATGGTGGTGGACTTCCCGTCGCCGCCCTTGCCGACGAAGCCGACGCGGCGGCCCTCTGCTGGCAGGTCTGTCATGTCATGCCCCTGGTGTGGTCGCGGCCGTACCCGGGTGAGCGTAGCGGGCGGACCCGGCCGCGACCGGCACCGACCCGGACATGCTGCTGCCCCCGGCGCGAGGTCGGGGGCAGCGGCATGTCCGGGCTCAGATGGGTCGGCCGTCGCAGTCTGCGTAGCCGTCGCCGGTGCGGTGGATGCCGTCGCAGTCGGGGTGGCCGTCGCTGGCTGCCTGAGCGGCGTACTCGGCGGCCAGGCCGATGCCGTGGATGTCGAGCTGTTCCGCCAGCGAGGCCGCGGCGGACTGGGCGTCGGCCTTGTCGCCGATGGCGGTGGCGGCGGTGATGTGCTCGGCGACCATCTTGCGCAGGATGCCGAGCTCGTTGGTGAGCCGCAGGTTGTCGGCGAGGAGCTGTTCGCGCTCGTCCATCCACTCGTCGGTGGCGGCGAGGGTCGCGGTGTGCTTCTCGACAAGGTGCTTGTTGACGGCGCTCTCGTCGGCGAGCTTGGCAGTGAGCCGGGTGATCTCAGCGTCCTGCTCGGCGACCCGGCGCCGGAAGGCGACCATGTCCTGCCGCTCCTGCTCCGCCGTCAGGGCCCGGCGGACCGTGTTCCAGGTGTGCGTGCATCCGTCCACGACGGCGTGGTGCGTCCAGGAGGCCGCGTTGTGGGTCCGCGGGGCCTGGCAGTGGACGGTCGGCTTGCCCGGGCGGGGCTCGCCGCAGATGTCGCCCGGCGGGAGGATCTGCAGGTCGTGCCACTCGGCGTCGCGGAGCTCCTGGGTGGCGTGCACGGCGTACCGGTAGCGCAGCCGGTTGCCGGTCTCGGGGCTCCACGTCTCGTGCCAGTTCTCACGGTGGCCGCGGGGCAGGACGCACTGGACGGGCAGGGTCCAGTGGACGCTGATGCAGCGGCTGGCGTCGCCGCGGTCGGGCTTGATCTCGGGCACGGGGACTCTCCTGGGGAGGTAGGCGGCGCTGGGTGGTCGGTCAGGCGGTGCGGCGGCGGGCCGCGTGCCGGGTGCGGTTGTCGGCGAGGTGGGCCTCGTAGCAGGCCGGGCACGGCGCCTCGTCGCGGTAGCGGTGGGCCTTGTAGCCGGCCGCGGTGCCGTGGGCGATGGGCTTGTGAGGGCGGTCGGCGCAGGCGCGGCGCGGCCGCTTGTCGCGGGTGTTCGCCTCGCGGCAGGGCGGGCACGGCTTCTCACCGTGGCGCAGGTGCCGCTTGTAGGCGGACGTCGTACCGTGCGGGGCGAGGGATATGCCCTGGGGGTGCTGGACCCGGCGGGCGGCGTTGTTCGCCTCGCGGCAGGGCGGGCACGGCTTCTCACCGTGGCGCAGGTGGCGCTTGAAGGCGGCCGGGGTGCCGTGCGGGGCGAGGGGTGCGTTCCCGATGCGGCGGCGGAGGCCGACGGCGTAGAGGAGTTCCTCGGCGGCGAGCTCGGCGGCGAGCTCGGCCGGGTCGAACGGGTCGGCGGCGGGTGGGGCCTCGTACTGGCCGATGTCGGGGAGCGACTCGGTCGCGGTCGGGCGGCCCGCAGGCGCGGTTCGGGGGTCGAGCCCCTCGTCGGTGTAGGCGATCCGGATGTCAGGGTGAGGCATCGCATGCTCCTCGGGTGGGACGGGCCGGGCGGCGGGTGACCGCCCGGCCGGATGGATCAGGCGGCAACCGCACGGGCGGGGACGGGCTGCGGCAGACCGAACGCGGCAGCGCAGACGTGCGCGGCCAGCAGCGGCGGCACCGCGTTGCCGATCTGCTCGAACTGCTTGGTCTGCGACCCCCGCCATGGGTAGTCGGCAGGGAACGACTGCAGTACCCCGGCCTCCTGTGCGGTGATGCGCACCGTGTCCAGGCTGGCGAACTGCGACTCGCCGCCCGGGGCGCGGTTCCGGTGACCGGGCGGTGCGATGCGGCCGGTGGCACACACGGTGGTTGCCGGTCTGGAGCGGACCCACTCGACCCGCGCCGCGTTGTTGCCGAACGCGATCGTCGGGGCAGGCTCGTCCAAGCCGCGGACGGCAGCGCCAGCCTGGTTGCCGTTGCGGAGCGCTATCCCGTCCGCCTGCCAGCCGAGGGCGTCCGCCATCGTGACCCAACGGGCCCGGGTCGAACCGAACAGGTCGACCTGCCCGCCGTGCTGGTCGTGTGTCGGGTCCGGGGCCTGGACGGCGCGTACCAGGGACGCGATGAGGATGGCTCGGCGTCGGGTCTGCGGCGCCCCGTAGTCGGCGGCGTTCAGCTCGCCCACCCACACGCTGTAGCCCCAGCCGCGCAGGACGGCGGCGTACTGGCGGAACAGCGGCAGCACGTCGGGGACCTCCTCCAGGACGACGTCCTGGGGGCGGAGATCGTGGAGGTAGCGCATGGGTTCGGCGGCGAGAAGGGAGCGCGGGTCCTTGCACGCGACGAGCAGAGCGGTGCGGGTGTCGCGGCCGTGGGCGAGGTCGTAGACAGCCTGGTGGACGAGGGGCTGGTCGACGAGGCCCAGTCGCTTGCCGGCGCGGGACCATGCCTGGCAGGGCGGGGACGCGATGAGGCGGCGGACGCGGCCGCGCATCGGGGCGGTGGAGAGCTGGGCCATGTCGGCGCGCACCGTGCAGTGGCCGGCGGCGGCACGGGTGGCACAGGCGGCGGTGTCCCACTCGACACCGATGGTACGGATGCCGTGCCAGCGGCGAAGGCCCTCGGACCAGCCGCCGGGGCCGGCGCCCAAGTCGAGCGTGCTGGGTGCGCGGGTCATGGCGAGTCATCCTCTCGGCTGGTGGCGAGCCCACTCGTTCTTGACGGGCATGACGAGCGCCCGGTACGCGGACGCGTCGCCGCTGTCATGGATCAGCGAGGACCGGGTCGGGGTGACGAGGTTGATGTGCGCCTGGCCGGTGAGCGGGGCGAGGGCGGCCAGGAGGTAGGCCGGGCGGTAGGCGATGCGGAAGCGCTCGGCGCCGTCGAGGGCGGCGGGGATGCGCTCGGCGCCGCGGGCAGTCGCGCCGGCGCCGGTGGCGACGGTGAGGCGGTCGTCCTGGAACTCCAGGAGGAGGGGGCTCTTGTCGTCGAGGACGAGGGCGAGGCGCTTCACGGTGGCGGTCAGCTCGGCGGCGTCGAGGGCGGCGACGGCGGCGAACTCGGTGGGGATGAGCTTGTCGATCGGGGGGAACACCGCGTCGATGCCCCGGATGACGACCTGGTGGCCGGGGCCGGCGAGGCCGCCGGTGGCGCCGGGCGGCAGCGACAGGGTGACGTCGGTGTCGGCGAGGGCCTTCACGGCGGCGGTGATGGACCGGGCGGGGAAGGTGGCGGCTTCGGCCGGGCCGGCCGCGTCCCACGGCACCCAGTGCTGGGCGACGCAGTAGCGGTCGGTGGCGGTGACCCGCAGTCGGTCGCCGTCGGGCTGCAGGTGGACGCCGGCGAGGGCGGCCATGCTGCCGACGGCGGTGGGGTCCGCGGTGGCGGCGGCGTGCGTGACGGCCTGGGCGAGGAGGTCGCCCGGGGCGGTGCCGGACGCGGCCGGGAGGGCGGGCAGCTTCGGGTACTCGGCGACCGGGACGGTGGCGATGGTGAACGAGGCGGGGCCGCCGGTGAGGTGCAGCTCGGCCCCGTCGAGGACGAGCTCGACGTCGCCGGCCGGGAGGGCGCCGCAGATGTCGGCGAGGACCCGGCCGGGCACGACGGCCCGTCCGGGCTCGGCGACGTCTGCGGCGACCGTCTGGCGAACCGTGGTGTCGAGGTCGGATCCGGAGAGGGTGAGGTGCTCGCCGTCGGCCTCGACGAGGAGGCCGGCGAGGGCGGGGACGAGGGAGCGGGTGGGCAGGACCGAGGCGGCCGCGCGGGTGGCGGCCGCCAGGGTCCGGTGCGGGATGCGGAGCTTCACCGGGCGTCGACCTCGAACAGGGCGAGCTGGCCGGGGACCGCGTCCGCCGTGGCGGGCTCGGCGGTCGGGGTGGCGGTGCGCTTCGGGGCGCCCTCGGGGTCGAACCGGTCGGCGACGTCGCGCAGGACGTAGGCGGCGGCCTTGTGCGACAGGCCGCTCGCGGCGGCCTCGACCACGATGGGCTTGGTCGGGTTGCCGGGGTTGGGCCTGATGATGACGTAGGCGAGGGCGTCGGTGCCGTCGACCGCGACGATCCTGGTCTCGGTGGTGGCGCTCATGCGGGTTCTCCCGTCTTGCCGGTGACTGCTTCGTCTCGTGCACGCCGGGTGGCCGGTGAGTGGTCCTCACAGAGCCATCCGGCGGGGTAGAGCCGGGCGCGGGTCAGGCAGTGCCTGGTCTGCGCGGGGATCCACTGGCCGCACTCGTAGGGCCGGGGGTTGGTCGGCTTGGCGTCCATCCCGGTCCTCCTCGGTGCGGTGGTCTCATCCTGCCCCATTCTTTAAAGTTTGGCAAGTGCTTAAAGTCTGACCATGCGTTACAGTCTTGCCATGGCCACCACTACCAGCCCCGAGATCCGCACCGCCCCCGACGGCGTCCAGGAGGTGCCCCTCACCCTGGCCCGCGCCGTGCTGTCCCGGCTGATCGAGCAGGCCCGCGAGGGGGGCGTCGTGAGCGCCCTCACGGTGCGCGGCCGGCGCCGGGTTCTCCTGGTCACCCCCGAGTGGTACGAGCGCGCCCGCAAGGCCCTCGACGGGGGCGGCTGACCCGCCCGCCGAGGACCGAAGGCCCCGCCCATCCCGGGCGGGGCCTTCGTCGTTCACGCGGCCGCCACGGCCCGGCGGATCTCCCGCCAGTCGGGGGCGGCCGCCGTCCCGCACGCCCCGCACAGCGTGCGGCGCTCGGCGGCCTGGTAGCGCAGGCTGCCGCCGCACGGCCGCCCGTCGGCGGCCTGCTCCCGGCAGCGGCCGACGGACGGGCGGCGCTCGTCGGCGCCGTCCCGGCCCAGGGCCCGCCGGCAGTCGAGGACCGCGGCCGACAGCTCGGCGTGGAACTCGCCCCACGCCCCGTGCGTCTGGGCCGCCCAGTCGAGGTGCGCGCGCAGGTGCCAGCACGTCCCGTCGAGCCGCTCCTCGACACTCACGCCACGGGGCGCCGGGGCGGGCAGGCGCATGCCCTGGTACCAGTCGACGAGCCAGGCCCGCAGCATCGCGGGGATGCCGCTGCCGGTGGACATCAGGTCGAGGACGCCGAGGCGCACGCCGAGGGAGCGCTCGCGGCTGCCGGAGACCCGGGGGCCGCCGGCGCCGCCGCCGGGCTGCAGGGCGCCGCCGAGCCCGGCGTAGAGACCGGGGAGGTCGGCGAGGAGCCGGTCGGCGCCCTGCTGGCAGTCCTCGCAGCCCTGCCGGTACGCGAGCCCGGGGCCGAGGGCAGCGCGGCAGCTCGTGCAGCGGCCGGGTCCGGCCTCCTGCTGCGGGATGGAATTCACGGGACCTCCGGTGAGGGATCGGGGAGGGTGGAAACACTCGAGCATTTTGACGTGTACATGACGTCAGGTGACGTCCCCGTTCATGTCGACGAAGCGGGAGTAGTGGCCCTGGAACGCGACGGTGATGGTCGACGTGGGGCCGTTGCGGTGCTTCGCGACGACGAGGTCGGCCTCGCCGGCGCGCGCGGACTCCTTGTCGTAGGCGTCCTCGCGGTGCAGCAGGATCACCATGTCGGCGTCCTGCTCGATCGACCCGGACTCGCGCAGGTCCGACATCATCGGCTTCTTGTCGACACGCTGCTCGGGCCCGCGGTTGAGCTGCGACAGGGCAACGATCGGGATGCCGAGCTCCTTGGCGAGGAGCTTGAGGTTGCGACTCATGTCCGACACCTCGGTCTGCCGGTTCTCGCTGCGGCGGCCAGAGCCCAGCGCCCCGGCCTGCATGAGCTGCAGGTAGTCGACGACGAGGAACCGGATGCCCTTCTTGGTGACCAGACGCCGGGCCTTGGTCCGGATCTCGGCCATCGACAGGTTTGGCGAGTCGTCGATGTAGAGGGGGGCGGCCATGACGTCGGGCAGGCGGCGGGCGACGCGCTCCCAGTCGTCCTTCGTCATGTTGCCGCTGCGCATGTGGTGCAGGCTGACCCGGGCCTCGGCGGAGAGGATGCGCATGTCGATCTCGGGGCGGCTCATCTCCAGAGAGAAGAACGCGCCGGGGATGTCGTGGTGGATCGAGGCGGCGCGGGCGATGTCCAGGGCGAGAGTGGACTTGCCCATGGCGGGCCGGGCGGCGATGACGATCATCTGCCCGGCCTGCAGTCCGTTGGTGAGGGCGTCGAAGTCGGCGAAGCCGGTGGGGATGCCGAACGGCCCGGTGCCGCGGGTCTCCAGGGACTCCAGCAGGGCGATAGTGGCTTCCATGCTGTCCGAGAGGGGGGTGGCCTGCTCCTCGGTGCGGGCGTCCTCGACGGTGGCGAGCTCGGCGTGCGCGGCGGTGACGACGTCGGACAGCTCGCCCTCGCCTGCAAAGCCCATGGCCCGGATGCGGCCGCCGGCCTCGGTGAGCCGCCGCAGCACGGCCTTCTCGTGGACGATCTCGGCGTAGTAGTCGGCGTTCTCGCCGGACGCCGCCTTGTCGTACAGGTCGTGCAGGTAGCCGGGGCCGCCGATCCGTTCCAGGTCGCCGGCCTTGCGCAGGTAGTTGGCGACCGAGATCACGTCGGCCGGCTCGCCGAGGGTGTAGAGGGCGAGGATCGCGTCGTGGATCGTCTCGTGGACGGGCCGGTAGTGATCGTGCGAGCGCATCGCCGTGATGACCTCGGCGATGGCGTCCTTGGACTGCAGCATGCCGCTGAGCACGAGGGCTTCGGCCTCGGGGTCGGACGGCGGGGTCCGCTCGAAGTCCGGGGCGAGGCGGGCGGCCGCCGGGGCCTCGGCAGGCTCGACGGGCTCGGCGGTGCCGTCCCACACCATGTCGGGGGCGGTCGGGCCCTGGGCCCTGCCGGTCTGTCGGGGTACGCTCATCGGTGATCTCCAAAGGATCGAGGCCGCCGGGGCCAGGCACGGTTACCCGGCGGCCGCTGTCGTTTCCGGGGTCAGGAGTTGGCCGGGACAGGCCCGGCGGTCTTGCGGGCGAGGATGGCGGCGAGGCTGCCGCCGACCTGGGTGGCCTCGGCGGCCGGCCGCTGGCTCGCGGCCTTGGCGGCCCGGCGGGTGATGCGGTCGAGTTCCTCGTTGGCGCACGGCGTGCAGTGCACCGATTCCACGTCCGGGTGGGTCGGGCACATGACCGTGGCGGTCCCGGTCGGGGCGCTCTTGCGGGTGATCGGCGCCTTGGACATCTCGGCGTGCCGCTTGAGGTCGTTCCCCCAGCGGGGCAGCTCACGGGCCCGGTCGATCACCCAGGGCAGCGGCCGGGCCGCGAGGAGTTCGGCGGCCTGGGCGAGGAACCGGGCCCGGTTGAGCGCCGGGGCCCCGAGGGCGTCCTCGTAGGCCGCGAGCACCTTGAGGGCGTCCCGTCGGTGCGGGTCCTGCTGGGCAGGAACCACGGCACCAGGAGCGGCCGGGGTGGGGTCGGGGTCCTGCGCAGCGTTCTCTCTCTCTGCCTTTCCGTCCTCGGCAGACAGGTCGTCGACCTGCTCGTCGGACGTCCCGGCAGAGAGAGAGAACGGAGTATCACCCTTAATAAGGGGCCCGTTGTCGCTGGTCAGACCCCCCGCCGCCGCAGAAATCGAGCGGCCGTTGCTAGAAATCCAGCAGGCGCTGCTAGAAATCGAGCGGTCGATCTGACCTGGGGTTTCGTCCTGCGGGGCGTCCGGGGCGGCCTGTTCCTGCTGGTCAGATCGAGCGCTAGAAAACGAGCGGACGATCCCTTCCGGGGTCCTGATGTGCCGCGGGGGCTCGACCGGGTTGGTGCGCCAGTCGGGCCGGTAGGCGTCGAGCTTCTGCCAGGTGTTCGACCAGCCGACGAAGTCGTCGGGCGGCAGGTCGTTGACCTTGAAGCGCCGGGCGATGGTCTGGATGGTGCCGCGTCCGGTCGAGGTGACGAGGCGCTCGCCGTCCGGGTTGGAGACGAGTCCGGAGTCGCGGAGCTGGGCGACGGCGGCGCGTACGGTGCTCTCGGCGACGGGCTTCTCGCCGTACTCGCTGAGCAGGTAACCGAGCTGGTCGTGCGTCATGCGTCGCAGGCCGCGGGGGCTTGAGGTGAGCATCGCCCGCAGGAGGAGGTACAGCTTCCGGGCGGTGGGTCCGATGGGAGTGCCGTTGAGGACGGCCAGGTGCAGGACCCAGTGCCGTACGACGGCGGGCGACCAGTAGTCGGTGATGTCGCCCTCGAAGAGCATGGCCTCGTCGGTGGTCTCGACGGGCGGGCGACGCGTCGGGCGGCGGCTCACAGTGCACCGCCCAGGCCCAGGCCGGCGGCGAGCAGGTGGTCGAGGTGGCCGCGGTCGACGCCCCGCTCGGCGAGGTCGTCGGGGGTCGGCACCCCGCGGTGGCGGGTCAGTGCGAGCAGCAGCACGCCCGCGCCGATGTCGGCCGGCGAGAGGGTCTTGTCGTGGAGCAGGGCGAGGGGGACGTTGACCTGAATGGCCCTCGCGGGGGGGCGGGCCGGGCGGTTCTCCCCGGCGGCGGTGGCGGAATTGCGCCCGATTGAGATCGTCATGTACCGCTCCTGTGCAGGTCAGGAGCTATACGGATACGCCAGAGGGGCGGATCTACGCCGTTGCGCGGGCCCACGTTGTCGCTGGACGAGGTGTCCAGTACCGTAGCCCTTGCGCGGTCTGTAGAAGCCTGCGTAGGTGGCGCCAACCACCTGGCAGTATCCGTACAGCTCACTATTCAGCTGTGCTGCGAACCTGAGCCCCCCTGCGTCGGCGAAAACACCGGGGGGCTTTAGGTTGTCCGGGACCATTCAAGAAGTCCCGCTCATACGGTCATGCTGCAGGGGGCGCGCGTGAATGCCTGTACGGCACCGGCGCGCGTCACGGACAGCAGCGTACACCTACTCACCGCATCCCGGCAGGGACTCGTTTTCGCAGGTCAGCGGCTCTCTGGTGGAGCGTTCAGGTATTGAAGCGGAACCGTTATTGCGGGTTAGGCAACCCTGTCCGCTTTACCTGAACTTGCCCTTACGGCAATACGCCGAGGGTTACCCCGAGTAGAAGTCCGCCGTGGCCGGTCGAACCGGCCAGCGCGCCTCGCCCGCGCGCGCCACCTGATACCGCACGGCGAACAGCTCCGCCGACATCCTGATGTCGTTGACCTCGGCAACAACTCGCCGTCGCCCCACTCGGATTGTCGACGTCCGGAGTATCCGGAGCATGGGCACGCCGGTCGGCGGCAGGAGCAGAGCCTCGGCCTCGGCCGGGCTGGGCATCGCAGCCGTGACGGTTTCCTCCCAGGCAATCGGCGACCTGGTCCACCCCTCGATCCGGTCGTACATCCCGCCGAGTCCCGTGTCGCCGGCGAGCACCGGTAGCGCCTCGACGATGTCCGGGTGCAGCCAACTGTCGGTGATCTGACGGTGGGCGGGCACCCCCGGATCCCCGTTGAGGCGGCGCCGGACGACGACCTGCGTCCCCGGCTCGACGCCGAGCAGGGCCGCGATGTCCGGAGGTGCGGCGTCGGTGCCGACCTCAGTGCGCGTGCCCTCGACAATGCGCCAGTGCTGCACGGCCTTGCCGGAGTAGTAACCGAGGTGGTCCCGCTCCATCTTCCTGGCCCGGATGATCCGGTCGGCCGGCCGCTCGCGGACGTACGTTCCGCCACCGCCGCCCTTGCCCCCGCGGCCGGGGCGGTACTCGACGAGCCCCTGCCCCTTGAGCAGGGTCATCACCCGGCGCGCGGTGTTCACGTCGAAGTCGTACTCGGCGGCCAGGTCGGCCGTCGTCGGGAGCTTCGTCCCGGGGGGCATCTCGCCGCTGTCGATCTTTGCGCGGATCGCCGCGGCTGCATCCTCCGCCTTGCCGGCCATGCCGCCTCCTCCCTCTCCGTGGTTCGTTGATAAGGGCTAGCGGCTAAAGCTTGACACACGCCGAGGGTGCCGTGCAATATCGGTACAGCGGATAGACGCCAGCGCCTAAACGCTCCTCGGATGGTCCCTGCGGGCCGGAACAGGGCTTACTCGGCATGCCCTCGGGCGGCCGGACAGCAAGAAGGGGCCCGCGTGCGAGGCGGGCCCCCAGCAAGTCGCCACACCCGTAGGAAGGCGCGACTCACATGCGGAACCGTACAACGAAAACCACCCGGGCGGCTGCCGCCCACCAGAGCGAATCTCAGCGCCCGGCCTGCGCCGGTGTGCACCCGGGGACCTTCTACAGCTACGAGGGCGAGCCCACCGCGGCGAGGAACGCCCGCGAGGACGTCGCCAAGAGCATCTGCCAGGTGTGCCCGATACAGGCCGCCTGCCTCGACGGAGCTCTCGACAGGCGCGAGCCGTACGGCGTGTGGGGCGGCCTGACCGCCGCCGAGCGCAACAACGTCCTCTTCCGCCGGGCCATCCCCACCCGGGGCTGACCGACCCCCGTCCTGCACCACCCGACACCGCCGGAGGTACCCCGTGTCCCCTGCCGCCGCGTTCGCCGCGTTCTTCATCCTGCTGTACGTCGCGCACCTGGTCGCCGACTACGCCCTGCAGACCGACCACCAGGCCGCCCACAAGATGCAGCGCACCCGGGCCGGCCGGTTGGCCCTCGCCGAGCACGCCGCCGTGCACGTCCTCACCTCGATCGGCCTGCTCGCCCTTGGCGGCTGGCTGCTCGACCTTGACCCGTCGCTGGCCGGACGGACCGTCACCCCGCTGTGGCTGGCCGCCTCGCACGCACTGATCGACCTGCGGTCGCCGGTCCTCTGGTGGATGCGCCGTACCGGCTCCGCCAGCTTCATCGAGCACGGCGGCGCCGCGCACGTCGACCAGACCGCGCACATCACCCTCGGCCTGCTGCCCGCCGCCCTGGCCCTCGCCGCCCTCTGATCGAAGGAGCCCCCGATGCCGCACCTCGCCGCCGTCCCCGACGAGCCCGACCAGCCGGCCGCCGTCGACCTCGACCACCTGACCGCCCTGGTCCTCGCCCAGCTCCAGGCCAACCCCGGGGCGCTCGTCCCCGTCCGGCAGCCCGACGCCCCGGCGCCCGCCCGCCCGTACGGCCAGTACCTCGCCCTTGCTGCCGGCGGCGCGGCCGTCCTGCTGCCGGTCCTGCTCGCCACCACCGCGGCCCTGATCGCCGCAGGCACGGGCGCCCTCGCCCTGGCCGTCGCCGCCCTCGTCATTCGCTGGATCATCCGGGACATGCGCCGGGGCTGACGGCTGCCCGTCCTGCCCGGCCACGGCCGGGCGGGGCGGGGAGCCGGGGCAGTCCCGACCCGTGTCCGACCCGAGAGGAACCTCCCCCGTGACGACCTCGAACACCCCGCCGCGGCAGACCCGTGGCACCGCCAACGGCGGCACCCGGAACGGCTTCGGCTCCGGCGCCACGTTCTCGCCGGGCTTCAATATCAACGTCAACAAGGCGGGCGGGCAGGGCTTCACCCCGCAGGGTGGCGGCCAGGCCGCGCCGGCCGGGAACGCCGTCGGCACGGCCCTGCCGGTGCCGGAGTTCCTCAGCCCGGCCGACGTCCGGAACTACTGCAACAGCCTGCGGGCCCTGGCCGTCGGCCTGCACTTCGAGGTGTCGATGGCCGCGGAGATCCTGACCGCCGTCCTCGCCAACGTCCCCGACCCGCAGGGCCAGCCGTTCGGCAGCAAGCTCCGGGCCCGCCGCGTCGCCCGCAAGCTCCGCAAGGCCGGCGACGCACTCAAGGACGCGGCGACCAACGCCGCCGCCACGTACTCCTCGTTCCAGCAGGAGTACCAGGAGGAGATGGGCCGCCAGCGCCACCACGCCCGGCCCAGCGGCGGGCAGCGCATCAACTGGACCAACCAGTAAGGAAGGGGCACCGACATGAGCGAGAAGAAGACTGCCGACGACCGGCACAACGAGCAGCTCCAGGGCGCGTCGAGCGGCTCCGGCCTGAAGGCGTACCTCTGGCACCGGGCCAAGCCCCACGCCCCGGCGTGGGCCGGGGTGGCCGCGGTCGGCATCGCCGGCGTCGGCGGCCACCTGATGTGGGCCGACTCGGCGGCCGGCGCCACCGGCCTGACCCTGTCGTCCGTCGCCCTGACCGGCGCGACCTGGTGGGCCGGGCGGAAGACCAACGCGGCCCGGCGCCTGCACTCCGCCATCACCGTCGCCGCCGCCTCGGCGTGGGTCACCGCCGCGTCCCTGGCCTCCCCCCTCGCCGGGCCGCTCCCCGACCTGTACCTGATGGGCGGCGTGGTCGGCGCCCTGTCCTGGAACATCCGGCAGATGATGCGCCTCAACCCGGACGGCGCCACCACCTCGGGCGAGCAGACCGACGCCGGTCTCCTCGCGAAGGTCGGCCTTGCCAAGGCCAAGCTCGGCAAGGCCGAGATCGCCCCGAACCGGCTCACGGTGCCGGTCGCCCTGCCGGCCGGGGAGGCCACCAACGAGGACGTCACGAAGTCCCTGCCGCGGATCGCCTCGGCCCTCGACGTGCCGACCACCGCGGTGCGGTACTCCCCCGACCCGGACTCCGCCCGTCGCGGCACCCTCACCGTCGTGCCCATCGACGTCCTCAAGGACGTGCTCTGGTACCCGGGCCCGTCCTCCCCCGGCGGGTCGATCGCCGAGCCCCTCGTCGTCGGCGTCTACGACAACGGCGACGAGCTGCAGCTCACCCTCCCCCAGGCGATCCACCTGCTGATCATGGGCGTCACCGGGTCCGGCAAGACCGAGGGCGCGATGGACGTCCTCACCGAGGTCCAGACCCGGCGCGACGTCATCGTGTGGCTGTCCGACCCCAAGCGCGGCCAGGATCTCGGCCCGCTGTTCCCCGGATGCGACTGGGTCGTCGAGGACGGGCCCGGCGCCGAGATCATGATTGAGGCGCTCAAGGCCGCCGTCCCGGCCCGTCAGCAGTGGCTCGGCCGGCACCGCTACCGGGAGTGGACGCCGGACGCCGCCGCGGTGCAGGACGACCCGGCCCACACCTGCCGCCCCGACGGCCATGCCTGCGCGTGCCCTGGCATGCCGTACCTGGTCGCCTGGTTCGAGGAGGCCGCGCACACCCTGCGCGCCGTCGACGACGACGCGTTCACCGGCATCGCGCAGGAGGCTCGGTCCGCCGGATGCTCGCTGGTGGTCTCCATGCAGCGCGCGTCCGGATACCAGGTCAGCACCGACACCCGGGCCAGCCTGCCCTCGGCGCTGTGCTTCGGCGTGGACGAGCGCGATGCCGGGTTCGCCCTGCCGTCCGATGTCCTCGACGCCGGAGCCAACCCCGGCGGGTGGGGCAACAAGAAGCCGGGCTACTGCTACCTCGTACAGAAGGGCGTCGCGGAGCCGCTGTGGGCGACCCCCTCGCGGACCTTCCGCAACGACCCCGTCGTCCTGGAGTGGGTCACCCGCGAGTTCGCCCCGTACCGGATGGGCGTCGACCCGGTCACCGCGGCCGCCGCCGCGTCCGTGGCCGGGAAGGCGTACACCGACCGGGCCGCCGACCGGCAGACCACCGCCCCCGCAGCCGAGGAGGACGAGGAGATGACCGCCGCCCTGGTCGACCCCGAGGACATGGACATCGACCCCGAGGCCGAGCTCCCCGACGCGGACGCCACCCCCCTGTTCGCCCCGGACGGCGGCCACCGGCCCAGCCCCGAGGAGGCCCGCTACCTGTTCGGCGAGGCCCTCGCCGACTTCGAGCACCGCGGGCAGCTCGTCGTCGGCCCGAAAGACTTCGTCGACTGGTGCGACGCCAACGGTTACAGCCGCCCCTGGGTGTCCGAGCGCCTCAAGGAAGCGGCCTCCACCGGGCGCCTGCAGACCACCGGCAAGGCGGGCCGCTGGCGCATCGTGCCCGCCCTCGCGGACGCCTGACGCCCCCTGACAGTCACGGGCGCCCTGACACCCATCTCCCTAGGTAGACGCGGTGTCAGACGCCCGTGACGCCCCGCCTGACACCCTCTGACACCTGACCCCTGACACCGCCCTGACCAGCACCGATACCAGGAGGAACCGAGCAGTGAGCGAGTTCTACAAGGAGCGCCGCGAGGACAAGCGGCTTGAGGCACAGCTCCGCCGTCAGGAGCGCGAGGCCCAGGCGGAGCAGGCCCGCAAGGACCAGGCCGCCGAGCACCAGCGCCGCCGGCGCGAGCAGGCCGACCGGGCCCAGCGCCGTACGGCCCAGGCCGCCGCCGCCCGGGGCTGGCTGGCCGCCGAGGCCGACACCGCGTTCTCCGTCGCCCTCATCCTGCTGGCCGTGATCCCGGCGATCAGCTCCCAGGTGGGCGCGCTGACCGGCAAGACCGACCCCGGCTCGGCCACCGCCCTGGCGCTGATGCTGGAGCTCGGCGCCTGGTCCGCCACCGTCGGCGCATCCCGGGCCATGAAGGACGGCCGCCCGGTCACCCCCTACCGGGTGGCAATGTGGGGATGCGCGGCCATCGCGGCCGCCATCAACGTCGCCCACAACGGCGGCCTCACCGACTGGTTCGCCCTCGTCATGGGCGCGGCCTCCCTCGCCGGCGTCGCGTTCTGGGAACTGCGGTGCGTCGGCCGGCACGGGACATCCCGTCGCACGAAGGAGGAACGCGCCACGGAGAAGGCCCGCCGCGTGCACGCCAAGAACCGGGCGGCCGCGCACCGGGACGTCCAGCGCACCGCCGAGCGGATCGTCGCCGCCGCCACCTTCGGCGAGGCCGAGTTCGAGCAGGCTTTCACCGACGCGTGGGAGGTCCACCACGGCACCCGCGAGGTCGGCCTCACCCCCGCCATGGTCGCTCTGCGTGCACAGTCCACGCGGCGCATGGCCGACGCGCTGGCCGCCCAGCGGGACGCCGAGCCGCTGTTCCCCGACACCGTCCCCGACGACCTGCTCGCCGCGTTCACCGGCCCCGTCGGCAGCATGTACCGCTCGCCGGTCGGACGCCCCGACGGCGACGACGGAGAGGGCGGCAGGAGCGTTCCCCTCGCCACCCCGAAGGGCCCCTCGTCGGGCCCCGCGCGGGCGGCGGAATCGCTTGGGGGGAAAGGCAAGGAGCGTGCCACTGGTGGCCGCCGGGAACGTACCCGGCGCCCCCTCGACGACGCCGATATCGATCGGGTCCGGGCGTACGCGGACCTGCTCGCCGAGGGGCGCCAGACGATCTCCGTCCGCAAGGTCGGGGAACTGCTCGGCGGCGGCGAGAACGACTACTTGTCCCGCCTTACCCGGCACGTCAAGGACTCGCGCGGCGAGAGCTGAGAGCGGCTACGGAACGTGATGGAAACGACGAAGCGCCCCCGTCCGGCCAGAGGCCGAGCGGGGGCGCTGTCCTACCGGGCGGGTAACGGTGAGTCCTCGGGCGCGGGTGGGCGCACCGACCGCTCGACGCGGTCGACGGCGTCGCGCAGCGACGAGCCCGAGTTGGGCTGGAGTTCATGCTCGATCCGGTCGAGGCGCTCACCCGCCAGCACCTGGCGCTCCTCCATCCGGCTGATCCGCTCGACGATCCCGGGCCGGGCTGGGACGCCGGGCCGGGCTTCCTCGCCTGCCCAGTCGTCGAGGATGTGGTCGAGCTTGCGGGCGATCCCCCGGGCGCCGCGCCAGATCATCGCGGCCAGGCCGACGATGGCGGCCGCCGCGACCGACCAGGTCACGGCCAGGTCGACGGGGGCGATGCCTGTGGAGTCGCTCATTCGCGGCTCGCAGGGTCGAACGGCGGCAGCTCCGCCTTGGCCGGCGTCATCTTCAGCCAGCCGGGCAGCCAGCCGTTGACCACCGGCAGCGCCATGAGGCGGGTCACGGATGCGCACACGGCCAGGCCGGTGCTCAGGCCCGGCAGTGTGTCGGGCAGGCCGGCGGTGTGGACGAGAAGCGGCGCGCTGGCGGCGGCGCTGATCGTGAACGCGAGTGCCGTACGGATGGTGCGGCGGCGGCCTTCGGTCATGGTGGGGTTCTCCTACCTGGTGACGGGCTTGGACTTGGTGGCGCCCCAGGTGCGGGTGCCGACGACACCGTCGACCGCCCCGACCGGGTAGCCCTGGGCGTTGCACTCGGTCTGGAACGCGCGGCACACGGCTTCGGACTGTTCGCCGTACTTGCCGTCGCGGGTGATGCGCCAGCCGCGCCACGCCATGTAGGTCTGCCAGACCAGGACCCGGGCGGTCTGGGTGAAGTTCCGCAGCGGGCGTCCGTCGTACGTCGCGTACGCGGGCGGGGGCGGGGTGCTCTTGGCGGGCGGTGCCGGGGTCGGCTTCGGGGCGGGCGTGGTGCCGCCGGGCCGCGGTGCGCCTGCCTGGACCCACGCGTACAGCGGGCCGCCCGGGCAGCTGGTCGCGTAGCCGTCCCGGTGCCCGCGGATCTCGCTGCCGGCGCCGTGCGCCTGGAGGTGCTCGATGGCATCGCGCAGGCCGTGCAGCATGGCGTCGGTGGGCAAGGTGAGGCCGGAGGCGCCAAGGAGCGCGCACACCGCGTAGTGCCCCGTGTTGAGGGCCTCGGAGCCGTTGGCCCCGGAGCGGCGGCCGGTACCGCGGCCCTCCAGGACGACGCCGTGCGGGCACACGCCGTGGTTGTACGCGATGTCGACCCAGTGCTCGGTGGGGTTGGCGAGGTGGACGCGGCGGATTGTCTGCCACAGCTCGACGCACTGGGTGTGGTCGCCGAGCAGGGTGACGGGGACGGGCGATCCCTCGTAGTGGACCTTGACGCCGCGGGCGGTGGTCATGGTGGCGGCCGCGGTCGGCGGGAAGCCGAGCTGCGCGCGGGTGAGGAGCTGCACGGGTGTCCTCCGGGCATGGGAAAGCCCCCGGCCGGTCGGCACGGGGGCGGGCGGTTGAGGGGTGGTCAGGCGGTGCGCTTGAGCGTCAGCGAGGAGTCGGCCTTGAGGACGGTGCCGGTGGCGTTGGTGGTGTCCTGGGCCCACTGCAGGATGATCGATCCGGCGGTCGCACCGATCCTCAGCGTGCCGAAGATCAACATCGTCATGATGTTGCCGGCGCCGATGCCGCCGCTGGTCTGCGCGGTGGCGGCGCTGGACCGGTCGGTGATGACCCCGCCGACGGTGCTCGCGGCGCCACCGTTCTGCGTGTAGGGCGTCCACTGCAGCGTGGACCCGGCCGGCACGGACCAGCCCGCGCGGAAGTCGGCGGCGGCCAGCGCGGTGAAGCCGAGCCAGGCGTGCAGGTTGTAGACCGCGTTCGCCTCGACGGCGAGGGTGAGGACGTCGTCATTCGCCAGGGTGTTGTTGACGCGGCCGGCCGAGTCGCTGCCGCGGACGACGTGCAGGGGCTGGGCGGCGAGGAGCTGGGCGGCGGTGACCCGCTGCCCAGCCCGCCAGTCGGGATACGTGGTGGCCATGTGTCTCCCTACAGGCTGAGGATCATGGGGGTGGTGAGCCGCACGTCGGCCCCGGACGACTGGGCCTTGACGACGCCGTTGCGGGAGCGGACGACGCTCAGGGTCTGTGGGCTGGCGGTGGTGATGGTGGCGACGGGGACGAGCCGGATCGCCCACGCGTACCAGATGGCGCCGGCCGCGGGGGTGCCGCCGTGGCGGGCCCGCGGGGTGGCCTGGCTGGCCAGGGCCGGGGCGACCAGGGTCTGTTCGATGTACGTCCACACGCCGGCCGGGGCGGCGGTCCCGGAGCCGAGGCCGCTCGACAGGAAAGTGCCGGCAGCGTCGGCCCAGTCGACGGCGGGTCGCAGGTCGGCGTGACCGCCGGGGCTGTAGGCCCACAGGCACACCCGGTAGGAGGCGCCGGGTGTGACGGTGCCGACGCCGGTGGGTGTGCCGCTCGCACCGCCCGAGGCGGAGACGCCGTTCGGGGTGATGAGGAGGGACGCTTCCCCGTCCCGGGCCGTGTGGACGACCGCCGTCGACCGGACCACCGTCGAGTTCATCCCGGACCAGCCGGAACTGTCGGTCAGGAGCAGGGGGTTGACGGCGAGCTGGGTGCCCGCGGCGACGACGGTGACGACCTCCCCGGCGACGGTCAGGTCGAAGGGGGCCTCCGACAGGTCGGTGATCCAGGTCGGGCCGGTGCCGGTGGCGACGGACAGCGCGGTCGCGGTCGAGGTGGCCGCGGCGGCCAGCGTGCTGCCCTCGGTGTCGGCCCGGCCGAGGAAGGTGTCGTCGAGGACGCCGACGCGCCACGGCTCGTACGGGCTGCACGCGTACTCGATCCGCCAGGTGGCCAGACTCAGGGTCTCGCGTGAGCCCTGCACCATCTGGTCGATCGCGTCGGGTGGCAGCCACGGCGGCGGGTCGTCGACGACGAGGCGGTCACCGGAGTCGACGACGAGGACCTGTGCGATCAGGTGCGGACCGGCGACGAGGTCCAGGGGGACCTTCGGGTAGCGGGCGGCGTCCGTCGTGCCCACGTGCAGGAGCCAGCCGGCCACGTCGGCCAGCTGCGTGTCCGAGTAGAGGTTGAGCTCGGGCGCGGAGTCCACCCGGCTGACCCCCAACGGCGGGTCCTGCACGGACATGGGACCGCTCTCCAGCACGGCTCTGGCCGAGCTGCCGTCGAGGCGCTTGACCGTCACGTCGTTGCGGACGCCCTGGTCGTCGACGGCCGGGGCGAGACCGGCCGGGACCTCGCCCTCCGCCTCGAAGCTGAGCTCGATCGCGGCGGGCTGGTTGTAGAGGGTGGCGCGGCTGCGGTAGGTCAGGCCGAGCTCGTCGATGCGCTCGCCGAGGATGCCGCCGTCGGCCTCGGCCGCCTTCTCCAGCACGGCGAGCAGGGTGTCCATCGGCTGAGGCCCGACCAGTGCGGAGGAGCCTGCCGCGCTGTAGCCGAGGAAGGAGATCCCGTTCTCCTGGCAGAGCCGGGCGATGCGGGCCTGTGCGCTCTCGCCCGCCCACCCGGCCGACGCGGACGCGGTGTTGGCGTAGGCGGTGAGGTCGTCCGCTACGGCGAGGTGGCCGACGACGGTGTCGCCGAGCGCCTGGTCCTCGCCCACCGCGAGGGTGGTGATCCGGCCGACGGTCGCCGCAGCGAGGTTGCTGCCGATGCCCCACTGGGTGATCGGCCCGAACAGCGAGTCCCGGTTGTACTGCTGGGCACGGACGTTCCAGTCGACAGTGCCCGCGGTCTCGGTGAGCTCGACGACGACGCTGGTGTCGAGGCCGTTGACGCTGGTGCCGAGGGCGCCGCTGTCGTACAGCGACGCGCCCGTGCTGCTGTACACGCGCAGCCGCAGGGTACCGGCGGGCAGCAGGCTCAGCGTCCAGCGGGCGGCGCTGCCGGTGCCGGTCATGGTGACCAGGCGCTGTTCGGTGGCGACACCGGCCGCGGGGGGCTTGAGCCAGAACCGGCAGCTGGTCTGGCCGGTGGCGGTGTAGACGGGCAGGGCCGCGGTGGCGGTGGCGGTGCCCAGGGTGGGCAGCGGGCCGGACGCCGGCCACCCGGTGTAGGCCGCCGGGGCAGCGGTGCCGGTGATGGCCAGCGGGGTGCCGCTGGCCAGGGCCGAGGCGAACCGGGTGGCGCGGCTGCCGTCCTCCATCGGCCAGTACGCCACGATGTGGGTCCGGGTCGGGCTGGAGAACTCGCGGCGCATCGGCGACTGCAGGGGCGTCTTGCCCTGGCCTAGGCGCCGCAGGATGCCCGCGGCCTTGACCGGCGTCCACACGCTCTGCCCGGACAGGTCCCAGCGCGGCGGCCACTCGGACACCTCGGCGGTGATGCGCGGCCACACGTCGGAGACCGCGGCCGGGGCGGTGACGGTCCAGGTCCGGCCCGCGCTGTCGGCCCACGTGGTGGCGCCGCGGACCTGCGCGGTGAAGTCCGGGTTCGCGACGATGCTGCCGCCGATGCCGTTGCGGACCTCGGCCGCGTACACGTGCATCACCGGTTTGGCCGGGGCGCTGCCGGGGATCGCACCGATGGTGAGCGGCACCGAGCTGTTGAAGATCGAGGTGACGCCGGCGCCGGTGACCGGTGTGCCGAGCTGAGTCCACGGGCCCGAGATGGTCGGGCCGGTGTAGAAGGTGCAGGTCCAGCCGCCCGCACCGTTGTTGACGTCGAGCGTGGCGCGCACCGCCAGCCGTCGGGAGGACGGCACGGACACGGAGTCGTTGCCCACGGCTGCCAGGAAAGTGGCTGCGGTGCCGTCCGTGGACCAGGAGAAGGTGATCGTGCCCGCGTTGAGGTTGAGGCGCCAGGACCGCTGCTCGCCTGCCGCGAGGAATTTGCCGATGGTCTCGGTGGAGGGCGCCGACGCGTCCGTCAGGGTCGCCGAGGACAGGTCGAGGCGGACGTCGATGTCGCCGGTGATGTCGAGGGCGGCGGTGTCCGGTGTGCTCGCCTGCCCGGCGCCGTCGACGTCCAGATACCGGCCGGCCCGCACGCTCGTGCGGATCGGGGTGTTGCGCCCGATCAGCCCGTAGAGCGGGCTGACCGGGTTGCGCGGGGTGTACTTCCCGTCCCGGTTGTTGAGGGTCAGGGACAGCTCGCCGGCCTCGGTGCGCACGGCCTCGCTGCCGCGGCCGCGGCTGATGCTGACGGGGTCACGGTCGAAGACGTCGGACGTGATCTCCGTCCAGACGCCGGCCAGCTTGAGGTGGTGGACGAGGTCCGGCACGGGGTCTCCTCTCCTACTGGCCGAAGGCGATCTGGACGTCGCCGCGGCCGGCGGTCCTGACCATGTTCTTGATCAGGGTCTTGAACTCGCTGTCGGCCCCGGTGACGTCGAGGACGACCCGGGTGGTAACGCCTCCGTCGCCGCCGGTGCGGGCCACTGCCCCGGCGACCGAGCGCATCATGCTGTCGAGCCGGTCGAGTGGCATGACGGCCTCGTCCTGCCGGCCTTCCCCGACGAGGGCGAGCATGCCGCCCGGCGTGGCCGGGATGATGCCGCCGTCCGCGAGCATCGGGATGTTCGGGATCGACCAGCTCTTCCCGCCGACCACCGGCACCCAGGACGGGATGCTGAAGCTGAACCCGCCGATCGAGCGGTTCCAGAAGTTCGCGACGCTGGCAAATCCGATCTTGAACGGGGCGGCGATCTTCCCGCCGATGTCGGAGAACCAGCGGCCGACCTTGCCGGGGATCGAGGCGAGGGTGTCGATCCAGTGCGACACCGCATCGATGCCGGAGTGGACGGTGTTGGAGACCCAGGTCATCGCCGAGCCGACCGCCGACTTGATGGTGTCCCAGTGCTTGATGATCAGCCCGGGGCCGGTGAAGTTGAGGAACAGGTCCGTGAGCAGGGCGAACCCCTGCTGCAGCTTGGTCCACACCCAGTTCCAGGCGGTCACGATCGCGTCGGACATGGCGTGCCACGCGGTCTGGAACCAGGTGGTCTTGGTGGCGATCAGGACGATGATCGCGATCAGGGCGACCACGCCGAGGATGATCCACGTGATCGGGTTCGCCAGCAGCGCGCTGTTGAGGACCCACTGCACGGCGGCCCACACGGCGAGCGCCGCGGCGAGCACCAGCACCACCGGGGTCACGGCGGAGATCAGCCCGGGGTTGTCCTTCAGGAAGCTGGAGACGGCGTCCAGGACGGGCAGCAGCGCCTCGCCGAGCGTCGTCGTCAGGGTCCGCATGACGGAGTCCCACTGCTGCGCGGGGGACGCCTTCATGGAGTCGACCAGGCCCTGCGCGGCCCCGGCGGTGTCGTCCATCCCGGTCGCGGCCAACGCGGTCTGGGGGTTCATCGCGAGCAGGGCGTCGGCCGACTCGCCGGCCATGTCGCCGAAGAGCGCGACCTCCAGCTGTGCCCGCTTGGCGGGGTCCTCCACACCGCGCAGGGCGGTGATGGTGGTGCCCAGCGCGGCGGCCGCCTCGGGCCCGCCCTTGTGGATCTCGGCGAGCATCTTGGCGCCGTTCAGGCCCAGGCCCTTGAAGCCGTCCTTCGCCCGATCGGTTTCTTCGGTGGTGATGCGCGCGAACTCGTGCAGGACGTCGCCGGCCTGGTCGAGGTCCTTGCCACCGGCCTGCACGAACTGGCTCATCATGCCGAACGCGGTCTTGCCGTCCAGGCCGATGCGCTGGAAGTGCGTGCCGTACTCGGACACGATGCTGGGCAGGTCGTCCAGCATCGCTTTCGGCAACGTCTGCGCGGCCTTGGTCAGCACGTCGAACGCCTCGGTGGCATCCCCCGCGAGGCCCTGCGCGACCATCTGCGAGGCCATCTTCGCGCTGTCGCCGACGTCGAACTCGAAGGTGTCGGACAGCGCCTGGGCCTGCTCGGTGACGGCGATCAGGTCCGCGTTGGTCATGTCCGAGAAGGAGCCGAGCTGGGAGACGACCTGCGAGACGGCCTCGCCGACGCCCTCCATGCTGTCGCCGAAGCCCGCCGAGTAGACGTCGCCGGCGATCTGTCCGGCCCGGTCCGCCTCCTCGGCGGTCAGGCCGAGTTGGCGCTGCATGGTCGCCTCGACGGCGGACAGGTCCATCGCCGAGTCGAGTCCTGCGATGAACAGGCCGCCGACCGCGGCGCCGGCCGCCGCCGTGCTGATCCCGGCGAAGCTCTTCTCGACGGACCCGGCGGCCTCGTCAGCGCCTTCGGCGACGCCTGAACTGTCCATCCCGATCGCTACGAGGAGCTCCTCCAGCACGTTGCCCATCGGTACCCCCCTCCGTTTGATCGGTGCCGCCGAGCTGACGGTTGGCCTGCCGCACCGCGGCGAGCATCTCGGTCCAGTCCTGTGCCAACTTGCCGGCCCACTGCGGGATGAAGTCGCGCGGCCGGGCCGGCCGCCGGGTCTTGCCGCGCACCGTGTTGGCGACGGGCGCGGGGAGGATGCC